AGACGCCGACCGTTGAGGTGCCGCCGGTCTTTAGGAAGCACCGAGGCTTCACGCGTAATGTGGGTAAGATGAAATAAAAGGCGGAGCTGGGATTTGGCGGACAAAACCCGAGAAACGAGCAGAGGCAAGCTCTTCAAACCGACAGCGAAACACCGCAAAACGGTGTACGATCTGGCTGCGGGCGGCACGCCGCATGAGCAGATCGCTCGCGTCGTTGTGACAGGCGGCATGACAGTAGCCACGCTTAAGAAGCATTTTCATGAAGAGCTCGCCACCGCTGGCATCCAGGCGACGGGTAGAGTGGTTCGCTCGTTATACGACCAAGCGTTAGACGGCAACACTAAGGCGATCGACATGTGGACGCGCAACCGTGCCAAGGACCAGTGGGGCGAGACCACCACGACCGTGGTTGAGATCAAGACGATCGAGCGCGCCGTTATCCGCGCCGAGGTGACCGGTGGCGACTAAACTTCTCGACGAGACGGGCTGTCTCCACATACCCACCGCCGAGGTCTTTGAGCCGCTCCTCCAGCCATCACGCTACAAGGGCGCGCACGGCGGCCGCGGCAGCGGCAAGTCGCATTTCTTTGGCGAGCTCCTGGTTGAGAAGTGCATCATGGAGCCCGGCTCGCGCATCGTCTGCGTTCGTGAGCTGCAGAAGTCGCTCAAGGAAAGCGTCAAGCTGCTGATCGAGGACAAGATCGAGCGCTTTGAAGCGTCAGGCTTCCGCGTGTTGTCCGACCACATTGTTGCGCCTGGTGGCGGCCTGATCCTCTTTCAGGGTATGCAGGACCACACAGCCGAGAGCATCAAGAGCCTTGAGAATTTTTCCGTCGCCTACATCGAGGAAGCGCAGACGCTGACCGAGCGCAGCCTGGAGCTGCTGCGTCCCACGATCCGCGCCGAGGGCTCGGAGATATGGGCCAGCTGGAACCCACGCAGTGCCACCGATCCGATCGACGCGCTGTTGCGCGGGCCCGAGCCGCCGCCAAGCTCGATCGTGGTCGAGGCCAACTACATGGACAACCCGTTCTTCCCCGAGGTGCTGCACGAGGAGCGCCTCTACGACAAGAAGACCAACCCCATCCGCTACGCCCACATATGGCAGGGCGCGTATCAGCCCATGGCGGTTGGCGCCATCTTCGATATGGCGAACATCAACACGTATCGCGTGGGTAAGGAGGACGTGCCCGAGCTGTCGCGTGTCGTCGTCGGCGTCGACCCCGCCGGCAGCAGTGAGAATGGCTCGGACGAGACGGGCATCGTGGTTGGTGGCGTCGGCATCGACCAGCGTGGGTACATCCTGGATGAGGTTAGTCTCGTCGGCACGCCCGAGGATTGGGGCAATCGCGCCATCGCCGTTCACGACTTCTACGAGGCCGATGCGATCGTTGCCGAGACCAATTTCGGTGGTGAGATGGTGGCCCAGGTCATTCACGCCAAGCGTCCCAACATCCGAGTGATCAAGGCGCACGCCGCACGAGCCAAACACATCCGAGCTGAACCGATCAGCGCGTTGTACAGCCTGGGCCGCGTGGCTCACGCCGGCGCGTTCCCTCTGCTTGAGGCGCAGATGTGCATGATGACCAATGGCGGATATGAGGGCGAGGGCTCACCCGACAAGGTCGATGCCCTGGTGTGGTGCCTGAGCGAGCTGTTCCCCAAGATCACCAAGCGCACCGACACGTCAGCCCGTCCCACGCGATCGAACAGCGCGTACTCACCACACCGATGGAGGAGTTGATGGCTGACGACCGCGAACAGTTCCTGAAGATCCTGGACGCCCAGGAGGCCGCGCCGGTCGTCATACCTAATGCCGAGGAGGCGCGAAACGGGTGGACGCCAGAGACCTTGACAGCGTATATTGCTGAGCAGAAGGCCGCGTCGGGCGTCCGCCTCAACCCGCACAGCGTGATGCGACGCAAGCCGCGGCCGACCACGACGAACTACCGGTACTCACCACTGAAGTGGCCGAGAAAATGAACAAGCACAAGATTGGCGACATCATCGAATTAGCCTACTGGATGACCGGTGAGGAGACCGTCCAGGAGCTCGACGAGTTCGGGCAGGCCGCACAAATGGCGTTGCGGTCGTTCGTCGAGGAAGAACACGTCATGCTCTCGACCGCGCACGCCACCACGCTGCGCCCTGGCGACGCGCGCTGCCCTGTCCCGCCCGAACACATCCACGGAGCCGACGTTCAGCTGTTGCTTGTTGAGGCGAAGGTTATTCTTGAGCTCCCGGGCCCGAAGCCGAGCCGCTTTGCCGACGAGCTGGAGAAATCCGACTTTGACACCCTGGCCCGTATCAATCAAAAGGCCTACACCGAGCGCTACCCGCGCCACCCCCTGCTGACCGATGCGGAGCACCGCACGATCATCAACGATTTGGGCGAGAAGGCCGCGCTGGCCGCGTTGCGTGGGGAGATCACAGACACAACGGTGTATATCCAATGAGCAGCTTGTCGTCGCCATCCAAGCCTGGGATGTCGGGTTTCGCTGATAAGTTGACAGACCCGTTCGACATCATACCCTCGGGGTTACAGAAGGTTATCGCGCCGTTCCAGAAAGAGACGCTGGATAAAATATCACCACCCCCGAAGGACGCTCCGCCTGGTGAAACAATCTCAGCGCCGCCCACGGCGGTGGAGGTGCAGAACAATCGGGAGAAGGATCTCCTGAAAACACGGCGCGCTATTGTGTCCCAGGACGGTGAGAAAGGGCGCTCGTCGCTTTTGGTGGAGAAATGATAATTCCAGGATTTGGGGGCGCTGCCCCCGCGAAACCCAAGCCTCGGCAGGAGGTCGCCGACCCCAACAAGGCGGCGGCGGCGGCCGAGGAGATCGCCTCACGCAACCAAGGCTCAAGCCGCCGCGCTGAATTCACAAAGAAGCAGCGCGCCAGTTTGTTGTTGAAAGGCCAGCAGGAGACAGATAGTCTAGCATGAGAGCGTTGGTAGTATTTTTCGACCCGGAGGGAGCTCGGTGGGAGTGGGCCCTCAAAGTAGGATTTAGACACGTATTTTGTGTGATCGATGACGGCGAGTATTGGATCATGGTCGATGGGCGCGACGGTCGACCCGTAGTCGAGGTGCTTGGCGCTTCCGACTACGACATGAAGGCCTTCTACGAAGGCACCCCGGGGTACAACGTGATCGAGATCGAGCGGCCAGACCGGCCGCTACGGTCGCCGATCGTAACAGTGAATTGCGTGGGGCTCATAAAGGCACATCTGTGCATACGAGCTCCTTGGGCTGTCACACCGTGGCAGCTCTACCAGTACCTCGAAAGGAAGCACCATGCGCCTACCCGGGTTCTCATCGACACCCCCCGCGCAGCCTGAAGCTGCCGCGCCGGTCGTCCAAGCTGCCGCGCCGGTCGTCCAAGCTGACGACCCCGGCATTGCCAAGGTAAAGAAGCGAACGCGCATGGATGCGCGCATGGCGCGCGCGCGTTCGAGGGGGCGCGCATCCCATATCATTGCACCACGCGAAGACGAACTCGGCGCAGCAAACGTGACCCGACCGGGAGCTCGCGCCGCGAAGCTCGGCGCGTCGGCAGCATAGGAGACAATCATGGCATCACTATGGGGCCAGGTATTTGATAACGCGAGCCAGACGGCGGCCGGCGACGTACTCCAGGACCTCCTGGTGACGGTCGACGGCACCGCTCGGGAGACTGCGGCGATCACCGGCGATAAGAAGCGTCGACGCGTTGTCCGCATCTTCACCGACACCGACTGTCACGTCCGGTGGGGCGCGTCAGGCACCGACGCAGACACTAATGACATGCCACTGGGCGCGGAGAACCCTGAATATATCGGGGTCTTCGCCGGCGACGTCATCGGCGTCATACAGAGGGTCTGATCATGGTTGATATGCCCCAGGTCCCGTCGATGAACATTTCCAACAAGGCCCTCATCGAGATGGGCCGCAACTCCAAGGCCATGGAGAATTTTACCAAGGCCGTGTCGAGCAAGGCCGGTAAAGAGCTCATGGCCGCGATTGACCAATACAACGACGTCCTGAAGATCGCTGCCACGATCGAGGCCGCTGACAAGTATGCCGACGACGTGCGCAAGCGCTCCGACAACGACGTCGCCGTCGCCCTGCGTCGCGTCGATCAGACGCGAGCCGCCAACGAGCAGGACGCCATCAGGCGTGACAAGCTCCTGGACGAGCGCACCGCCAAGCTTATGGCCGACATCGCCGGCTACGACGCCGGTATGGCGGCGCTCAAGAACCGCGAGAGTGTTGTGGGTGGTGACGAGACGCAGAACGAGTTGGATTTGTTGGAGAACAAAAACGAGGCCGCGAAAATTGTGCGCGCGAATAACGCGCTAGCCGAGCGAGAGGCCGCGCTCACCAGAGCCGAGGCTGACCTCAAGGCTCGTATCGACCGCCTTAACGCCGCGGTGGCTTAATGGCCGACATTGTCCACGAGACAGTCGAACGGTGGACGCGCCTCAAGCGCGGTCTGGGGCAGTGGCCCCAGCACTGGGAGGATCTGTCTCGTGTGATGCACCCACGGCGTCGAGGCTTCATCACCGACACGCAGCCCGGCGACACACGCGTCGAGGAGATATACGATGGCACCGCCATGCAGTCGGCGCGGGGCCTCGCCAACGTCATGGGGTCCATGCTCCGCCCTGAGGGCGAGCCCTGGTTCTTCCTGCGCACCGCCGACGACGCCGACGCTCGCACTGGTGAAGCCAAGGACTGGCTCGCCCAGGCCGAGCAGGTCCTACGTGACGCCTTTGACGACCCGCGTGCGCGCTTTCGTCAGGCGACGGGCGAGGCTGATCTCGACTTGGTGGTGTTCGGCACCGCCCTGAAGTTCATCGACGAGGTCGTCGGCGCTGGCCACCTGATGTTCAAGAGCCTGTGGCTCAACGACGCCATCCCCTTTTTCGATCACAACGGCGTCGCCGTTGGTCTCTTCCGATCGCGGCACCTCACGGTGCAGCAGGTCAAGGACCGCGTCGAGCTCGACGGGTGGGTCGTGAGTGAGCGCGTGCAGGATCTGATGCGTCGCAATCGCATGGACGACCCCGTTGAGTTCCTCTACGCCACAATGCCGCGTCCCGGCGGTCGGGAGGACGCGGCCTTTGCTGTCGGCCTGCCCTTCGCCGAGATGATCATCGAGCCCGACACCAAGCAGCTCAACATCGAGAGCGGATACCACGAACTGCCCTACATCGTGTCGCGCTGGGACACCACGTCAGGCGAAGACTACGGCCGCTCGCCTGGTATGATTGCGCTCCCCGACGCCAACACCTCGCAAGCCATCGCCCAGACCATGCTGATCGCCGGCCAGCGCGCCGCCGACCCGCCGCTGCTCGCCCCCTCCGACGCCTTCATCGACGCGCCCAACACCTTCCCCGGTGGCCTGGCGACGTATGAGGCCGAGGCGGTGCGCGACCTGGGCGCGAACCCCATCCGACCGCTCGACGGCGGCGCCAACTTCCCCCTGACCCGCGACATCCAACAGGACACACGCGAGCAGATACGCATGGCGTTCTTCCGTAACGTGTTCAACCTGCCGGTCGAAGGTCCGTCGATGACCGCGACCGAGGTCATCCAACGCCGCGAAGAGTTCATCCGCGAGGTCGGCCCGATCTTTGGCCGCCTGGAGACTGACGACAGCGCGCCCCTGGTGGAGCGCTCGTTCAAGATCATGCTACGCGCGGGGGCCTTTGGCCCGGTGCCCGACGTGCTGGCGGCCAAGGGCGTTCTCTTCGAGTACGAGAGCCCCGTCAAGAAGATACGTGAGCAGACCCAGGCGCAGGCCACGGTCCAGTGGGCGCAGACGTTGAGCGCGTTCGAAGAGGTTAAGCCTGGAGCCATGGACGTGGTCAACTTCGAAGAGCTCGGGCGTTTCACCGGTGTGGCGGCCTCTGTGCCGCATCAGGTGATGAACAGCGAAGAGACCGTGGCGCAGGTCGGCACGGCGCGCGCCGAGGCCCAGCAGCAGCAGGCGGAGCTTGAACAAGCTGGACAAGCGGCCGAAGTTATGAAAAACGTAGACGGCCCCGCACAAGCGCTGGCGGGTGCACAGCAGCAGTAATTCTTAATGAAGGGGTGGTTTCATGTCTGATGACCAATGGATCGAGCGAGCCCAGAACGCCGAGGCGATCATAGGCACACTCCGCGCCGGCAACGATAAACTCAAGAAAAAGAACCAGGATCTCATGAAGACCTTTGGCGCACGCGCCAAGACCGATGGCTCCTTCGAGATCAATTACCAGGTGTTCGTCGACATGCTCGGCATGGAGAGCGCGCTGGAGGTTCGATCGATCATCGACGAGACGTATAGCATCAAGGGCGCGGCCGGTGAGAA